GTCATTTTCAGTCTTATGCCTTGGTATATGAGATTGCCGGTGCATTTTTACTGGAATCAGGTCACCAAAGTGCCAAGGAATAAGTCATATTTGTGCACTGCGTTCGCACCATATCCACATGTTGTACGGCCACAAGTTAAGGAGAATGTGACAATCACATTCCCGAAGCTTGTATTTATTGGAGCAACTAAACCCGAAGAGCAGAGGACGTTGTTACACCACACAACACCAATTGATCATGTGCAAAGAGCAGATCAACTGGAGTTGGTGAGTCTTTTCGGGCCATATTGCCCTAGTCGTTTGGTCGCCATGCCTGCAAATGACCCAGATGCGCTCGAGCATGCGTTGCAAGTGCGCGTATTAGCGGTCAATCATGAAGCTAGTCTGAAGACGTACCTACCGTTGCACGATCATGAAGTAAAATGGTTACGCCTACTACAGACGACATATAAGCCAATTAATGTGAGGGCATGGATGGATGCGCAAAAACCTGCTGTGCAGCGCAAGTTACGCTACATACACCAGCAAGGCGTCCAAATTACAGCGCGCATCAACCAAAGGAATATATTTGGAAAGACGAACGAAAAATTCATCAATATCCTGGATGGTGTGTTCGAGCCGAAGCCGATGCGCGTGATTAGCGCAGCGACGGATGAAGCGAACTACATACTTGGGCCGTTGGTGAGGTCGTATCAGCATACGATATTTGGGAGCACGCTTGCGTGGTTGCAACACGAAGGTGAAGAGCCGTTGTTTTATTGCACGTGCGCAATGAATTTGAGCCAGATAGGCGCAATGTTTCACCGTTTTGAAATCGACGGCTATACCCATTATTGGTGTATTGACAAATCGAAGTTCGATCGATTTTATAGTACATACTCACATGAATTTGAGGCTGCTTGCTTCAACGTCATACATCCCATGACGGATGCACAGAAGTATGTATTTGAGGGCCAAATTGATAGAAAGTGCAAATCAACGTGTGGCCTCGAATTTCGGTTAGTCGGCAACCGCAATTCTGGTGACCCCAACACGACTGTTGGCAACACTGTTGTGTGTGGGTTAACCGCAGTGCGATCTTTACTGGCAGCTGGGTTAGCGCTAAAAGACTTTCGTGTAGTGGCTGCCGGTGATGATATGTTGATTGTGTTTCAACAAAGGCGTCATTATGCAGATGCCGGTCTAGTTGAACATTTTAAACAACATCAGCTAGATACTTTCGGTTTCGTTAACAAGTTGTTTTTGGCTACGTCGATTTTCGACGTTGATTTCCTATCATGTAGGATAGTGCCAGCTCAAGTTAACGATTTAGAGACATATGTTCTACAACCGACGCTGAAGGCTTTCGTTAAGATGTTCTGGACTGATTCACAGATCGCACTAACGCGTGGTGAAGAATTTTTGGGCGTGGTACTTGAAGCATTCAAGCACATGTACGCAGCTGACCCATATGTGCTTGTATTCCTCGATGCCTTAAGTCGATTTGCAAAGCATGCCAAGAAACCCATCGAGATGCCCC